AGACGTTTCAACGGCAATGCGCCCCGGCGGAAAACATCACGGACAAGGATGTTTCTGTGGAGATCCATATTTGGTACGCCTCCCGACGGCCAGACTTGGACGAGAGCCTCATCTTGGATCTGCTCCAGGGAAGGCTCTATGTAAACGACAGACAGGTCAAGGAGAAGCACATCTACTGGCATCAAGACAAGGAGTGCCCTCGATGTGTCATCACCATCCGGGAGATGCCAGGACAAAAAAAGGCCCCGGGACGGAGGTCAACCGGGGCCAAGGCGCCGAAGCGCCACAGGAGGGAGATCGCTCCAGCAACAGAGCGAAGACAAGGATAACACAGAGGTTGACCCTTGCAAAGCCTTTGAACTTGTCTTAGGATGTTCCTGCCGTCTTCACTGATGACCCCCGGGGCTCTCACCCTTGGGCAATCAGACTGAGCCTCTGACCCCAGGTGCCGGGGGTTTTCAGTGCAGATGGTCGTCAGGGCGCGTTAGCAAATGGGTCTGCATGGACCGCACCCGGGAAACACCTCACCGCTCAGAGCATGTGGGCGGGCCTGTCAACGCCGGTGATCCAGGGGACCGGGCTTCATGTGCCCTCCAGCACAGGGAGCAAATGATGCGTACAGGGTGATGTGCGGGGCGGCAGGGACCAGCCGGAAGGACTTACCCACCTTCTCAATCGGTCAGCATCCGATACAGAGGATGACAGGCATCACGGAGGATGACAAGCTGTTCTCAGGATTCCTTCCTTGAGGGCAGAGCAAGACAGGGGGGATCACCCAACCCCTGGCTTTGGCAGATCTATGGGAGAACGCATGGACGGTCAGCAGCTTCGTGATGACGGCGCCAAGAAAGCCTTGGACAATGCAGGCGATGATTGGCATAGCAAAGCTGTCAAGATAGCACTTGCATACCTCAAAGACATCGGGTACAACGGCGCCCTGTTCGAGGACATCCGGCTGAGGGCAGAGCGCAATGGTCTTCCTCAGCCTCCGTCCCCGAACGCATGGGGAGCGGTCTGTTTACATCTGTCAAGACTTAAGCTCATTGAGAAGACGGGCGAGTACAGAAGCAGCCGCTCAGTCAGGAGTCATGCGCGGGCACAGCCCGTCTGGAGATCCAAGTGAATAGAGAAGCCGTGCAGAAAGAAGACAAGCACATCCTCGCCGGCCTTGATGAAATCGAGGCAGTGACCCGTGGCATCAGGAATGGCTCAGGGGTTGCGGCCATCGTCATCTACGTGGATGAGACGAAAGAAGCCATAAAGATCAACATGGCGAGTTTCAACATGGAGGCCCTCGGGGTTTTGGTCACCTTGGTGGAGGCTGTCAAGATGCTCGGGGATGGCCTGAATGCAGATAGCCATGTCACCCCTGAAACCATGCAGTGAGGTTGCCGTGATTTATCACCATGGCAACCAAAAGCCGTCGGCATTCCAAAAAAGAATGCTCATGGAATATGCGGATGATTCGTTTACATCCAATGTCCCAGAAAGTTTTGGTGAAGTCCCGTGCAGGCCTCCATGGAGGCTAGACAGATCAACCGGCATCGCCCTGAGAATGAAATGCGTTGACCCACATATCGATGATTGGCTTGGAAAAGGTAACCCGAAACGGCACGCCGGAATGTTTTGGTTGGTAGAAATTGCCAAGTTTCAAGACCTCTTTCTTCAGGTTGGGAACGCATTCCATCGGATGCGAGAGGGGGACTTCGTGATATTCAATGACGGAGTTCTCCACAGCGTTTGCTGCAGCCGGATTTGGCGCGGGTACGCCTGTCAAGCAAGGCATTTCGTCTCAAGAGCTTCTAAAGGGGCGGCATGATGACCACAAGAGACTACAAGCAGGAGTACAAGACCCAGAAGCAGAGGGACGAACACCCCTCTCGGATGGAGCGCCAAAGAGCCAGAAGGGCTCTGGACGCGAAGGGAGTGGACAGGCAAGGGAAAGACGTAGCCCACACCGTTGCGCTGTCCAAGGGCGGTTCAAACAAGGACGGGTACAAGCTGCAGACTCCGTCCAAGAACCGTAGCTTCCCAAGGAGGAAGGACGGGTCAATGAAGTGATAGCCCTTGATGGGATTCATTTTCAAGACAACGCCCGCGTAGCCTGTCCCGAATGCACAAGGGATAGGAAAAAAACAAGAAGCAAAGACATGACCCTGACCCGGAAAGAAGACGGGTCAGTGCTCTACTTTTGCCACCACTGCGGTGTAAACGGAATCATCCCTTCGAGGGATAACAGAGAACACAGGAAGGAGAGATACGTGCAAGCAGTCCCCAAGATCGAGGACACAACGCTTACAGAAGAGCATTATCAGTGGCTTGAAGGCAGAGGCATCTCAAGGCTCACGGCAGACGAGGCCAAGCTGTTCTCCACCCGGAAGTACTTCAACAAGCTGGACAGGGACGAAGATGCCATCGGCTTTCCATACTTCAGAGATGGCACGATAGTCGCGGCGAAGTACCGCGCCGTACCAGACAAGGCATTTACACAAGATTCAGGAGGGGCACATGACTTCTTCGGAATGCAGTGGACAGACAAGACAAAGCCTCTGGTTATCGTTGAGGGAGAGATTGATGTTCTCTCTGCAAAAGAAGCGGGGATAGAGAACGTCGTCAGCGTCCCGGGAGGTGCGCCTTTGAAGGTTGCGGACGGGAAGGTCATGCCGTCCGAGGACAAAAAGTTCGCATTTGTATGGAACGCACGCGAACTTCTGGATGCTGTTCCTTACGTCGTCTTGGCAACGGATCAGGATCCTCCAGGGCAAGCGTTGGCAGAAGAGCTTGCGCGAAGGATCGGCAAGGACAAGTGCCGGCTTGCGAAGTTCGACGCAAAGGACTTCAACGAGATCCTCAATGACCCCTCTCGGAATGGGAAGGAGGAGGTGCAGCGGATCGTCCAGGCGGCGGAGCCGTATCCCATCGCTGGCCTGTCGGATGCCGGCACCTTCGAGGAACGTGTAAACGACCTATACACCAAGGGCCAGGGTTCGGGGTTCAGCACCGGGTACTCGTCTCTCGACACCATTTACACGGTGGCTCCGGGGCAGTTGACCGTGGTCACCGGTTATCCATCTTCCGGCAAGTCGAACTTCGTTGACCAGTTGATGGTCAACCTCGCAAGGGACAGTGATTGGAAGTTCGCTGTTGCGTCGTTTGAGAACAGCCCGGAGATCCATATCAGTCGCCTGATGGAGATCTATACGAGGAAGAGATTCTTCGAGGGCCGGGATCGGATGACTGAGAAGGAGAAGGAGGATGCGTTTACATGGGTCAAGGAACATTTCCTCTTCATCGACTCAGCGGGGGAAGAGCCAAACACCCTTGAATCCATCCTGACCAGAGCCCGTGCGGCAGTCAAGCGCATGGGCGTCCGGGGAATGGTTATCGACCCGTACAACTACATCGATCTAGACCGTAAGGACACGACAGAAACTGACGCTATCAGTCAGATGTTGACCAGGGTTCAGAGATTCTGCAAGGCCCAGGATGTACATACGTGGTTCGTCGCGCACCCATCGAAGATGCAGCGCGCAGGGACAGATCAACCGCGCCCGGACGGCATGTCTATCAGCGGGTCAATGGCATGGTGGGCGAAGGCAGATTGCGGCTTGACAGTCCACCGGCAGGACAAATACGTCGAGATAGCTGTTTGGAAATGCCGGTATCGGTGGGTTGGGACGCAGGGAGAAACGACCCTCCTCTTCAACCGAACAGCAGGGACGTACACCGAGAACCTAGACGCGTTCTGACAAAAGACAACGGGGCCAAGGCCCCGTTTTTTGTCGGATTGAAATGGTCGATTTCAGTCCAACTGCTCTGCCTTAAACAGGGCGCCCATGATGTCCCTGTAAACACCGATGAACCGGGGCGCCCGGTCTTGGGTCAGTCGATACAGCACGTAGGCTTTCCCCTGCCACTGTATGAACAGTTCGCCGGCCAGAACATGGTCAATCGTCGGCACCAGAACCAGGGAAACCTGATGGTGCCTCCATGTGTCCTTCAAAAACTGTGGGGCATGGTGGGTGATGGTCTTGATCATATGACCCCCGTCAGCAGAAGGAGGATGATCAAGATGTAAACGGGAACAATGTATCTTTCCATGATCAGAAAGGAATTGAGTCAGCCGAAGGGGGAGCCCATGTCGCCAAAGCCTCGCGGCACTGCTCGTCGTTGGTGAATCGGTCGGCGTAGTCCACAACGTCCTTGGCTTCCTTCAAGCCAAAACCACGGTTGGTGCGAACATGCTTGATAGCCATGACCTTATTGCCTGCCGCCAAATACGTCCGAGCTTCCTCGACCCACCCCGGGGCCGTGGCTCCTGCCCGAGCAAACCCCGAAGGGATGGAGATCCCCAGCGACCGGCACAGTGCATCGGGCTCATGCTCTGCCACAAGGCAAAGAACGTCCCATGCCTCGCGCTTCCCGAGAGCAACCTCTCGGATGATTCCAATCGCGAGCTTATGCGTGTTCATTGCTCCTCCACGGGGCTATCGCAGCAGCCCGAAACGATGTCGATCTGAGAATGGCGCCCGGTGGCGCCCCAGTATTCATATGGTCCAATGCCGTTATCGACATAGAACGCATCGCACCTCTGCCCGCATTGTTTACACACAAAGATGCGGCCAGCGAGAGGGGAATCTTCTTCGTCGTATCTCATGCCAGAGCCTCCGGAATGTCCACCTCATCACCGAGGTGGGACGCAACGTGGCAGCGCATGGCTGCGATCAGGTGGGTGGGGCCAAGAGCCGATGCGTTGCGCCTGACGATCCAGGCGTGGTACATCCCGCCATCGTTCGTGCCGACGAAGAGTACCCCCTCCCGCTCGATGATCGGCCCGCCTTGGGACCAGTCTGTTGAGGGGCTGTAGGTAGAGTTGCACAGTGACGCAACAAACGGCCCGGAGCCATTGACGACGGGGTGTACTGCCCAAGGTGCGTATTCAACAGTAGCCGCCCCATCTGTCGGCCATTTCCGGCCTCTGAAAACCAAAGGCTTTTGTTCACACTGCGCCACCGCCCAGTCAAGGGCTGCGCCGCTCAGTTCACTTGTCTTGATCTTCATCATCTCTCCTGTTTACACACTAAGACCGGCCTTGACAAGGGCGCGGAACGAATGAGCCTTGTACGGCTCGGATGATTGCCAGTGGATCGCTGCCCGAGCCTCCTCGGACAGGCGACCCATCATGGACAGGACAACCTCTGCCCGGGCGCAGGCTGCGGCGCGGCGGGCTTGGACGTAGGTCGAGTACTGATGCACGGTGTAGTGCCCCATCGGGCTGGACATGTCCCAAGGGCAGGACATGGTCCAGTTGCGTCCCCAGCGATAGACATGGACGCAGTAACGGGATGCCTGCATTGCGCCTTTTTTGTTCATGGCTGCCTTTCCTCGGCCAGGGCCAGCACCTTGCGGGCTGCGGTGAGCGCGGCCCGGTGGTCCGGGTCCATGTCGTCCTCCACCTGGGACAGTGCCCAGCGAAGGGCGTCCGCCAGATCCGGGAGCAGCCGTGCATGCGCCCGAGCCGCCTCGATCACGCGCAGCGCGGCCCTGCGTTGCTTGTAGCTGTCATTCGCCCGGGCGGCGGACCCCTCCATGCCCCGGCTATCGAATTGCTTGAATTTTTGATAGTCCGCCTCGGCGGCAGCTATCGCGCAGTCCCTGCCTGCGTCCAGGGCCCTGATGATTGCATTCATGTTTAAACACTCCTGTGTAATGCCCCCGAGGGGGCTACTGGTTTCAAGCTGCCTGCTTGATCTGTTGAAAGGCCACCCGACCCAGGTCTGCGACGCGGTCCACGCGGATGGTGTTCGGTCCCCAGGTATGACGGGCGTCGTGCTGGATCCCGAGGCACCAGTGCTGGATCCCCAGGGCTTCCCCGCTGGTCCGTTGTTCTCGGGTGGCGTCGCGGTTGCCCTCGCCATCGGTCAGGGCGAACACCACGCGACGCTGCGCGGGCTGCTGCAATAGGTGCTCATGTGCGAGGCGCAGAGCATGGAAGTCGTTCGTGTCGCCCTCGGTCCCGATCTGCTGCAGGGTAGGCACCACGGTGCGCCAATTTTGGGTCCAGGTCTTGACTACGTGCGTCCTCTCGCCAAACGCGATGACCATTGACTGTGCCCCGGCCTGGGCGAGGCAGTCCATGAGCATGATGCAGGAGGACACCGCAGTCGCAATCTTGGACTGTTCGATGTAGGGCGGCTGGAAAAATTCGGGGTTCATTGACCCCGAGATGTCGAGCAGGATCACCACGGCGGAATCGATGCCCTCCTCGCTGAAGCGGCGAGCGAAGATCTCCGGACGGTCCAGGGGCACCTTATGCAGGGCAGCGCGGTGCAGGGCGCCGGACCTAAATCCACCGTCTCTCCACTCACGGGCTGAGTTCTCGAAGAGCCTGCGGACCTCATAGCGCAGTCGGGCGGGGACTGAGAGGCTCGCCGCCCAGGACACTGATGCATAGGAGCCCAGCTTCCCGGCGGGTGCCGGTTTGCGTTGGTAGCTGCCGCCGGATGCGGGCCCGGTCCCGTGCCCCGGGTGCGGCTCAGTCTCGCGGGGCGTCGTATAGGGGCCGGGGCGCTGCGCGGGGCCTGCGTCGGCGGGAGCGTCTCCCTGCTGCTGCCCGCCTTGTCCCTCCCCGCCCTGGCCCTGCTGTTGACCGTCCTGTCCCTCTCCGCCCTGCTGCCCGTCCTGGGCGTCCTGCTGCCCGTCCTGGCCCTCTCCGTCCTGGGCGCCCTGCGGGCCATCCTGCTGCCCGTCCTGGGCGGCATCGTCCTGGCCTTGCGAGTCCTGCTGCTGGTCCTGCTGCTGGTCCTGCTGCTGGTCCTGCTGCTGATCCTGCTGCTGATCCTGGTCCTGGTCCTGCTGCAGTTGATCGAAAAGCCACTGCGCCAGGGCCAGGGTGTCGTGCGAGGTGCTGCATCCATCGACCCCGTCAGCGACCGACCGGAAGGCGGGCAGGAGGGCGCCGGGGATCGGGACGGTCACCCCATAGCCCCGGGCCAGGACTGCCAGGGACCATGGGTACTGTGCTGGGTCGGTCCAGTCGGGGTTTGCGGCCAGGGACTCAGTCACCATGTCCTCGATCATGGCCCCGAGCAGGGGGCGGATGTTGCCGAGCAGACCCTCGCGGGCGGCGCGGCGCTCGATCCAGGCGTCCTCGATTGCGTTGTGCAGCGCGGCGACGTAGGGGCGCCGGTCGCGGGCGGCGAAGTCGGTGTACTTGCGGTGCAGGAGTTCGTGCGTCACGTACCCGGCGAGGCGGGCGACGTCACCACGCGTCTTGCGTTCGTCGTCGGCGCAGTCGGGCAGGAGCATCGTGCCGTGTGCGTTGATAGCTGCGGTCCTGATGTAGTTGGTCCAGGCGACCTCCACCGGGGCGAGGCCCAGGGCGGCGCAGGCGTGGTAGGCGAACGTCTCGATGCCACGCCGGAAGGCGTGACCGTGGACCCAGGGGCGAGCCATGATGGGGGCGAGGGTGTCGAGGGCAGACATATCAGATCTCCCGGGTGATCAGGGCTTCGTTGATCGCGGACGCATAGACCGCAGCGAGGGACACCGAGGACTCGGCGGGCTGGCGGGCCAGGATCGCCAATTGCCACGCCTCGGCGACGGGCAGGAACCGGCAGGCCTCCACGAAGGCGATAGCCTGCCTGATCGACGGGGCATCGATGATCTCGCCCTTGTCCACCTTGGACCGGCAGATCGCCAGGGCATCGACTACGTGCCGCGCCAGGGTTGCAGAGCACCCGGTATGGCGGGCGATAGCGTCTGCCTCCTGATCGGGGTCCAAGTAGTGCATCGGCACGACAAAGCTGAATCGGTCGGCGAAAGCCACGTTCATCTGTCCGACACCGGCATACCGCCCGGACTGGTCACCCTGGGTGAGGCTGTTATCGCAAGCGAAGAACATCGAACCCTGGGCGCGGTGCCAAACCCGGTCGGCGTATGCCATGCGGGCGCCCGGCTCCAGCCAGCCATTGAGGCTGGACAGTGCGGATGCGTTGCCCATTCCAACCTCGTCGAGCAGACAGACCGCGCCGGGCGTGGTGTAAACATCCAGCACCGGACCCTGTTGAAACACCGTCGAGCCCTGCTGCAGGCCGATGGCGCCGAGGTAGTCCTCGCGGGTGGCGAGACGGTCGAACACGAACCGGCGGAACATGCGCCCGGTGCGGGCGGCGAACTGGGCGACCGTCTGGGTCTTGCCCGTCCCTGCGGGACCACCAAGCCAGACATTGCGCCCGGTAGCCTGGGCAAGGGCGAGATAACGGACCATCCGCTCGGTCCAGAGATGGTGCCCATCGATGGCGGGCGCCTCGGGGTGCGCGTAAACCGCGAACCGCAGCGGGTCGCCTCGGGGATCCCTGACGTCTAGGCCGAAGACCTCATCGCAGTCGGCCATGGCCGGAGTCGCCGCAGCCTGGGCGACCTGGGGGGCAATCTCGGGGCGCTCCTCGATCACTGCCAGGACCGGGCGTAGCGCGGCAGACACTGCCTCGGCCACCTGGGTCTGGATCTGATCAGCATCGGCGCGGGTGACCTTGCGCAGGTCGGTCGCCAGGGCGGAAATCTTGGTGCCCAGGTCTGCGATGGTGCCGTCGATAGTGGTGACCCTGGCGGACACGGTAGAGGCCAGGGATCCAATGTCGCGGGCGACCCCGTCGATGCGTGCTTCCAGGTGCCGTGCCGTGGATTCCGCCTGCTGGCGGACCGACTCTGCCTGCTGCCGCGCCGCCTCTGCCGCCTGGGTTGCCTGGGATGCGTCCCACTTTGCTTGATGTGCCACCGTGTCCGGCCCGGTGGGAGTGCGGGAGGGGGCTGCGGGAGGGTTGAACGCGGGTGTTGCGCGGCCCAGCGAGGCGCGGCCAGCCTGGGCGCCGTTGTTGCGGATGTTGTCCAGGGTCAACCCGCCCTTGGCGACGACCAGCGCGAGGGCCTGGATCACTTTTGACCGGGAGACGGTCGAGGTCATGTCCCCCGTCTGCGCCCGGTAGGTGGCGAGCAGGGTAGGCATGGGGATGGAAGCCAGCGCGGCCTGGGCTTGAATGGAATTCATTCTGCGGACTCCTCAATAGTGAACTCGGCGCCGTCGTGGCAGGTCGGGACGCCGGTGGCGAGCCAGCGGGCGCTGGTTCTGACGATGTAGCCGCACTGGGGGCAAGTCAGTTTCAACATGCGTGTTGTCTGGACCTTCCTGGTCCCGGCCTGGATCTCGGCATGCGGGTAAGCGCCGAGTGCCTCAAGGTCTGCCCCGTAGGTCTCCCACAAGTACTCGGTGCCGACTAAGGTCTTCCACGCCTCATCAGCGGGGGCGAGGCCGGCGTCGAGGCAGGCGCTGCGGTAGCTGTTGGACGTCTTCGACGCTGCGCCCGGGAGGGTATGCAGCGCTGCACCCAGGAGCAGAGTGAACACCTCAGTGGGCAGAGCGACGGTCGGGGAGATCAGAACCTCCCAGGTGCCGTCGCGGGAGGCCTGATCGGGCCAGCACTCCGACAGAGTGCCGCTGCGGGTGTACGTGCTGGGGAAGCCGCACGCCACGCGCACGCGGGATGCGAGCCCGGGCACGCGGCCCCTGATGATGCCGAGGGCGGCAGTGAGCCACTCCTCGCGGGTCTGATAAGCCACCTCGAACTCCTGTCTTCCTCCGCAGCACCCTGCTGCGGGGGCCCTTGCGGGCACCGCGAGCATACCGGGTTAAACAGGGGATTGCAATAGGGTGTTGCGCGAGGACTGCACTAGCAGCACAAGGCCCGGCCAGCTAGACAACGAACGTGTGCGCCCGCACGCGTGAGTAGCAGAGACAGAAGACCAAGTAAACCCAAGGGACAAACCTGTATAGGCATACATGCCGCAGGAAGGGGCCTAGAAGGGCCCAGGAGACGCGCAAGGGGTGCATGGCTACCTGGGTATGGAAAAAAATAGATCGGGGCTTCTAGCGAGTTGTTCACAAAGTTATCCACAGGGCTTCATAGACAAATGCTCAAAAAAGAGGCAGATCTAAGGCTTATCCACAGATGTGGACAACTTGCCATGTTTGAACAACCTGTGGATAATGTGAACACTACTGGATGGATGCATAGGTATGGACAGAACATCAGGGATTGAACGTGCCAGGGCGGCGAGGTGGAAGAGGCCGGACCCGATGGAGTACCTTGAGGCACTGCAAGAGGCCGAGGAGGACCTCGAGCGTGTAAACACACAAGAGCCCGGCCCGGCAGGCAGCGAAGCGGAACAGTCTGCCCAGGCAGCACCAGGACCAGAAGTCAGGAGGGACGGACAGTTAAGAGGGGCACCTGATTACAGAAGGGTCAAGCCCCTGACACCCAAGCAGATAGCGTTCGCAAGAGGGGTTATCGAGGGAAAGAGCCTGAAGCAAAGCTACAGGGACGCGTATGGATCAGGGGCGACAGATGAAAGTGTTGCAGTGATGGCGCATCGCCTGGGAAGGAATCCAAGGATCAAGGCACTGATCGCGGAGGCGTGGGAAGAGACGCAGGAAGCGCTCGCGGAGGACATGGCGGCGACGAAGCGGTACGTGATGCGAAGGCTGCTGGCGCACAGTAAGGCCGGGTCGGACATGGTCCAGATGCGTGCACTCGAACTGATGGCGCGGGCCTCTGGCCTCTTCCGCGAGGCCGATGCTGGCAGCAAGGCGCCGGGCGCAACGCCCGATGCACTCAAGCGCGACCTCGCGCAGCACCTGCGCCTCGTGGCGGGCAGGACCGGCACAGACGAGCGTTGAAACGCGGGCGTGTGTACACGGGCGAGCGGGAGGGCGGGAGGGCACCGGTGGGGGAGGGGGGCTGGGCGGCGATGACCACCCTCCGCCACGTTACGCTCGATTCCACTCCAACAATCTGCTCTTTTTTGCCCCCACCCCCTTTCATTTCCATCCTCCAGACCCCCACCCCCTATATATATAGAGACACCCCCCGGTCATGTTGAGAAATGGAAAAAGCCGGATGTATGTTGACCAGGAGACAGAGGTTCGTCCTGGAGTTTATAGAGGCGTACAAGAGGAAATGGGGCGTTGTTCCGACGTACAGGGTGATAGCGATAGGCTGCAAGGTGAGATCATGTGGCGGCACGTACAGGTTGGTGGGGGCGCTGAGGGACAAGGGATATATATCAAAGGACAGAGGGCGATATGACATTGTTGTCAAGGCAGGAGATCTCCAGCTATCTTCAGATAGTGGACAAGGTGTCGGAGGGGGACAGGAAGAAGATCAAGGCTCTTCTTGAGATGGACAGGGTGCAGAGGTGCCGGGAGAGCTTTCTGTTCTTTGTCAAGCAGATGTGGCCTGTGTTTATTTCTGGGAAGCATCATCAGATCATGGCTGATGCTTTCGAGAGGGTTGCCAATGGGGAGTTGAAGAGGCTGATCATCAACATGCCTCCGAGACACACCAAGTCTGAGTTTGCTTCGTATCTTTTGCCGGCTTGGTTCCTTGGGAAGTTCCCGGAGAAGAAGATCATTCAGACGGCACATACAGCGGAATTGGCTGTGGGCTTTGGCCGGAAGGTTCGCAACCTTGTCTCGTCGGAGGATTACAAGAAGGTCTTTGGGACTCAGCTTTCCAGTGACTCGAAGGCTGCCGGGAGATGGAACACAGACAAGGGTGGGGACTACTTCGCTATTGGTGTAGGCGGGGCGGTGACGGGTAAGGGTGCGGATCTGTTGATCATTGACGATCCCCATAGTGAGCAGGAGGCCAAGCAGGGGAACCCTGCTGTGTATGACGCTGTGTATGAGTGGTACACCTCTGGTCCGAGACAGCGTTTGCAGCCTGGGGGAGCGATCATTGTTGTGATGACCCGGTGGTCCAAGAAGGACTTGACCGGGCAGATCCTGAAGAACTCTTCAAAAGATGGCACTGATGATTGGGAGATCATCGAGTTCCCGGCCATTCTTCCTTCTGGAACCCCCTTGTGGCCTGGGTTCTGGAAGAAGGAGGAGTTGGAGTCGATCAAGGCTGAGATTCCTGTAGCCAAGTGGGAGGCTCAGTACCAGCAGAACCCGACATCGGAAGAGGGGGCGATAGTTAAGAGGGAGTACTGGAAGATATGGGAGGGGGAAAGCCCTCCGCCGTGCCAGTACATCATTCAGTCTTGGGACACCGCTTTTGAGACATCCAACAGGGCTGACTACTCGGCATGTACCACCTGGGGGGTGTTTAACCGGGAGGACAGGCATGGGAACATGGTGCCCAACATCATCCTTCTGGATGCGTTGAAACAGCGGATGGAGTTCCCGGACCTGAAGAGGAAGGCTGTGGAGCTTTACAGGGAATGGAACCCTGACACGACGATCATTGAAAAGAGGGCCGCTGGCGCCCCTTTGGTGTATGAGCTTCGTAAGGCCGGAGTCCCGGTCTCTGAATACACCCCCTACAAGGGGCAGGACAAGATCTCCCGGGTGAATGCCGTGGTAGATCTGTTTGCCTCTGGGATGGTCTGGAGACCTGACCGGAGGTGGGCGGAGGAGGTTTCTGAAGAGATGGCCGAGTTCCCCTATGGGGAGCATGATGACTTGACTGACTCCGCCTCTCAGGCGTTGATGAGGTTCCGCAAGGGAGGCTTCATCTCCATCGCCTCGGATGAGCCTGATGAGATGGCTTATAGACGGCCCGTCAGTTATTATTGATGCGTTTACAAGGACAAGACATGGCAACAAACATTGACCGGGCGATGGTGCCTGCTGATCTCCCGGTGGTTTCTGAGCCCGTCATGGAGATTGAGATCGAAAACCCGGACAAGGTGACCGTCGGCATGGATGGTCTGGAGGTTGTCCTTGAGCCAGAAGAAGAGACCGCAGAAGAGTTTGGGGCGAACCTCGCAGAGTTCATGGATGAGGGGGCACTGAGTTCTCTTGCCTCTGAGCTTGTGGAGCTTGTAGACGCGGACATCAACTCTCGCAAAGACTGGACCGAGATGTACATCAAGGGCCTGGAGGTCTTGGGGATGAAGTATGAAGAGAGGACGGAGCCGTGGTCTGGGGCCTGTGGTGTCTTCTCTCCTCTTTTGACAGAAGCTGCTGTCAGGTTCCAGTCAGAGATGATCGTTGAAACGTTCCCCGCTCAAGGGCCGGTCAAGACCCAGATCATTGGGGAGATCACCAGAGTCAAGGAAGAGGTGGCTGATCGTGTCCGGGAGGATATGAACGTCACCCTGACCGAGAAGATGGTGGACTACAGGTCCGAGCATGAACGGATGCTGTATTCCCTGGGCCTCTCAGGAGCAGCATTCAAGAAGATCTACCCGGATGACAACACGGCACTCCCCGCCGCTCCCTTTGTCCCGGCAGAAGATCTCATCATTCCTTATGGCGCATCTAACGTTTACACGGCAGAGCGCGTCACTCATGTGATGCGCAAGACGAAGAACGAGATCCGTAAGCTCCAGGTCAGCGGGTTCTACCGGGAGGTGGAATTGGGAGAGCCCGCGCAGTTCTTCACGGACATCGAGAAGAAGAAGGCAGAGGAGCAAGGCTTCAGTCTCCAGGATGATGACCGGTATCGGGTCTTTGAGATCCATGCCGATCTGGATCTGCCTGGGTATGAAGAGGACGTTGCCCTCCCATATGTGGTAACCATTGAGAAGGGGAACAACACCGTTCTGTCCATCCGGCGGAACTGGGAAGAGGATGACGAGAAAAAGCAGAAGCGTCAGCACTTCGTCCAGTACACCTACATCCCTGGGTTTGGCGCCTATGGGCTAGGGTATATCCATCTGATCGGTGGATACGCACGAGCAGGCACTTCCCTTATCAGGCAACTGGTGGATGCGGGAACCCTGAGCAACCTCCCCGGAGGTCTGAAGGCCCGGGGCTTGAGAATCAAGGGAGACGACACCCCGATTGCCCCCGGAGAGTTCCGGGATGTTGATGTTCCTTCTGGTACGGTCAAAGAGAACATCATGCCCCTTCCGTACAAGGAGCCCAGCCAAGTTCTGGCGGCTCTTTTGGATCGGATCACGGAAGACGGGCGAAGACTCGCGGCCATCGCTGATCTGAAGGTCAGTGACATGTCGGCCCAGGCCCCTGTGGGGACCACCCTGGCTATCCTAGAGCGGCAACTCAAGACCATGAGTGCCGTCCAAGCCCGGGTCCACGCAAGTCTTCGGATGGAGTTCAAGCTCCTGAAGAAGATCATCAGGGACTTCATGTCTCCGGCGTATTCCTATGTCCCAGAGGGTGGGAATAGGTCGTTGAAACAGTCCGACTACGACATGGTGGAGGTGATCCCGGTCAGTGATCCCAACGCGGCCACCATGGCCCAGCGGATCATGCAGTATCAAGCGGCCCTTCAACTGGCCCAGGGCGCCCCTCAGATCTATGACCTTCCCAAGCTCCACAGGCAGATGCTGGAGGTTTTGGGGATCAAGGATGCAGAAAAGCTGGTTCCGACCTCCGATGATCAAAAGCCAAGGGATCCGGTGTCGGAAAACATGGCTGTCCTTCGTATGCAGCCCGTCAAGGCGTTTGCATACCAGGACCATCAGGCCCACATGGCTACCCATCAGGCATTCATGCAAGACCCGAACATTGCTGCGGTCCTGGGGCAAAACCCCATGTCTCAGCAAATGATGGCTGCGCTGATGGCTCACATGGCAGAACATGCGGCGTTTGCCTACCGGGCGCAGGTAGAGATGCAGTTGGGTGTGAATCTTCCAGAGTTGGATGAGGAAGACAACGCCCCCATCGCCCCGGAGGATGAAAAGGCACTTGCTCCTCTTATCGCGGCGGCGGCTCAGAGGACGATGGTGCAAAACCAAGCCATGTTTGCCCAGCAGCAGGCTCAACAGCAGGCACAAAACCCTGAGTTGCAGCTTCAACAGGCTGAACTTCAGCTTCGGGCACAAGAACTTCAGCGAAAGGAGGCCGATAGTCAGCGAGACTTCCAGATTGCCCAACAGAAAATTGCCCTTGAGCAAGAGAGAATCAAGGCTGAAATGCTCAAGGAACAGTCCAGACTGCGGTCACAAGCTGCACAGACGGACAAAAAGCTGCGGACGGACCTTGTCAAGACCATGGTTCGCCCGCCTCAGCAGAAGCAACAGTCAAAACCAACCCAGTAATGACTGAAATCAGTCCGAAACGTCCAAAAACGGCATTTCGGACATCTTGAAACCTCCGAAAGGAGCTTTATGGCAACCACTGCGTTCTCCGTGGTGCTGAAAGAGATTGAAGACAGGCGCGAGCAAATCGCTCAAGCCCTCATCTCCGGCGGCGCACGGGACTTTTCCGAGTACAAGTCCATGACCGGCGAGATCCGAGGTCTATCGCAGGCTCATGTTTACATCACCGACCTCGTAGACCGACTTGAAAGGCTTGAAGATGAGTGAGCTACTCCTGTCCGATGGGCAGTGCGAAACCGTTCTACCCCAAACACCAGAGGAAAAGGCCCGTCAGGTGCCCGACCCAAGGACGTACCACATTCTCTGCGTCCTGCCAAAGTCCGAAGAGTCCTATGAAAGCGGGCTCCTGAAGGCCGGTCAGACGATGCACTTCGAGGAGGTTCTCTCCCCGGTGCTGTTCGTTATGAAGATGGGCCCGGACTGCTACAAAGACCCCATTCGGTTCCCCTCCGGCCCCTCCTGCAAGGTGGGTGACTTCATTCTTGTCCGTCCGAACAGCGGCACTCGGATCAAGATCCACGGACAAGAGTTCCGAATCATCAATGACGACAGCGTGGAAGCTGTTGTCCAAGACCCGCGTGGCATTCAGAGGGCATAACCATGGCACTGGACAAAGAAGAGTTCAAGTTCCCTGACGAAGTTCAGGTAAATACCAAGGCCGACGACAAGAAGGTCGATTTCGAGATTGAAGGTGACGCAGAGATCGAGGTGGTGGACGACACCCCAGAGGCAGACAAGGGCCGCGCTCCGATGAAGGAACCGCCTGCGGATGTCACTGACGACGAGTTGGCGAAATACTCCGAAGGGGTCAAGCAGCGCATCCAACACTTCTCGAAGGGCTACCACGAGGAGCGCCGGGCAAAAGAAGCGGCGCTGCGAGAGCGGGAAGAGGCTCTACGTCTCACCCAAAGGCTTCTGGAAGAGAACAAAAAGCTCCAGGAGTCGGCGGGACAAAGCCAGCAAGTAGCCATCGAACAGGCCAAAAAAGCCGTCGAAGGCGAATTGGACGCGGCCCGGAAGAAGTATGAAAAGGCTTATGAAGAAGGCGACGCCAAGGCAGTTCTTGCTGCCCAGGAAGAGCTTTTCTCGGTCAAGCTGAAGGCGGAAAAGCTGGCGGCATTCCGCCCCACGAAGCCCGCCCCTGTACAAACGCCGGAAAATGTTGTACAAACGCCGCCAACGCCACAAGTTGACCCAAAAACCCGAGCGTGGCAAGAAGCCAATCCGTGGTTTGGGTCAAATCTCCGAATGTCGGCTGTGGCGATGGAAATTCACAGAGAACTTGAGCGAGAAGGGGTGCCCGCCGGAAGCGACGAGTACTTCAATCGTATCGACTCTGAGATGAAATCTACTTTCCCTGGAGCGTTTCCCCAGGAGAAGAAGAAGTCATCCGTAGTTGCCCCGGCAACGCGCAGCACAGCGCCCAAGAAGATCGTGCTGACGCAGACCCAGGTAACTCTAGCCAAGCGGCTAGGACTCACGCCTGAGCAGTACGCTCGGGCGGTTGCGGAACAGATGAGGAAAGATAATGGCTGACCAACGAACCCCTCGCGAAGCTGAAACTCGCGCCAAAGCAGAGCGGCCCATGACCTGGAAGCCCGCTGAACTGCTCCCGGAAGTGACCCCGGTTCCCGGGTACGTCTACCGGTGGATTCGCGTCAGCACTCTGGGGACCGCCGATCCCCGGAACATCACCTCCAAGTTCCGCGAAGGCTGGGAGCCTGCCAAGGTTGCAGACCATCCTGAGCTTCAGCACCTGTGCGATCCGCAGTCGCGGATTCCGGGCTCCCTGGAGATCGGTGGCCTCATCCTCTGTCGAACCCCCAAAGAACTCGTTGATCAACGGAATGCTTTCTACCAGGGTCAGGCGTCTGGTCAGATGGAGTCCGTGGACAACACCTTCATGCGCGAGAACGATCCCCGTATGCCGCTGTTCAAGAACCGGCGTTCTGAGGTCTCGTTCGGACGCGGACAGTAACCAAGGAGTCTTAAATGGCTTACCCCATTCTTGATGGCCCGTACGGGTACAAGCCGGTCAATCTGATCGGTGGTCAGGTGTTCTCGGGTTCCACCCGTGAGTACCCCATCGCCTACAACTACGGTACGGCGATCTTCTACGGCGATCCGGTCGTTCTCACGAACGGCTTCATCAACATCGCCACCCTCCCGGTGAACACCACCAACACCACGGTGGGCATCTTCCTGGGCTGCTCGTACACCGATCCGGTGACCAAGCAGAAGCGCTTCAGCCAGTACTACCCGGCCAACACCCTTGCGGGTGACATCGCCGCTATCGTGTGCGACGACCCGGACACGGTCTTCCGCATCGCTGTGGTGACGGCTGCTGGTGTCACGACCATCGGCTCGATGTCGCAACTGGTGGTGGGCCAGAACGCTGCTGGTTCGACCACGACCGGCTCGGCGGCTACCGGCAACAGCACGCTGGGTGTCGTCGGCGCTGCGGCCAACACCGCGAGCGCGGGCTTCCGCATCCTGCAACTGGTGCCCGAGAGCCAAGTCCGCACCCCGGCGACGTACGTCTCCGGCAGCGGCAGCACCTCGGTGGTGGTCTCCGGTCTGACGGTCGGTCAGGTCATCCCCATCGGCACGGACATCTTCCAACTGGTGCCCGCCACGGGTCAGCTTCAGTTCACTGGGGCTTCCCTGACCGCCGCCGCTACGGTGACGACCACGGGCAACACGACGCTGACGGTGACGAACTCGCCTGCCAACTCGGTGACGGGCCCCAGCCTCGTGCTGGTCCAGAGCCCGGAAGTGCTGGCGAAGCTGAACTTCAGCGCTCACCGCTACTACGTCGCCTGATAAGGAGCATCCATCATGGCAATTTCTCGTGCCCAACTACTCAAGGAACTGCTCCCTGGCCTGAACGCCCTGTTCGGTCTGGAGTACAAGCGCTACGGCGAAGAGCACAAGGAGATCTACGAAACGGAGACCTCCGAGCGTTCGTTTGAAGAGGAGACCAAGCTCTCCGGCTTCTCCGCCGCCCCGGTGAAGGCAGAAGGTTCGGCCATCCAGTACGACAACGCACAGGAAGCCTGGACCGCCCGCTACAACCACGAGACCATCGCTATGGGCTTCTCCATCACCGAAGAGGCGATGGAAGACAACCTGTACGACAGCCTCTCGGCGCGGTACACCAAGGCGCTCGCCCGGGCCATGGCCTACACCAAGCAGGTCAAGGCCGCTGCCATCCTGAACAACGGCTTCAACGCCGGTGTCGTGTATGGCGACGGTCAACCTCTGTTCAGCACCGCGCACCCCCTGGTGTCCGGTGGCACCAACAGCAACCGTCCCACGACGGGCGCTGACCTGAACGAGACCTCGCTGGAAGCCGCCGTGATCCAGATCGCTGGTTGGACGGACGAGCGCAACCTGCTCATCGCTGCCCGCCCGCGCAAGCTGATCGTTCCTCCGGCCCTTCAGTTCGTCGCCACGCGTCTGCTGGAAACCAACCTCCGTGTTGGCACCAACGACAACGACATCAACGCGCTGAAGAACAACGGCTCGGTCCCCGAGGGCTACACGATCAACCACTGGTTGACCGACACCAACGCGTGGTTCCTGACCACCGATGTGCCCAACGGCCTGAAAAACTTCGAGCGTGTCCCCCTGTCCACTTCCATGGACCAAGACTTCGACACGGGCAACTCACGGTTCAAGGCGAGGGCCAGATACTCGTTTGGGGTCAGCGATCCGCTTGGAGCGTGGGGCAGTCCTGGGGCGTAAAGCCAAAACCCGAGCAAAATCAAGCACTTAGCTTGAACAAAAGGGCCCTCCGGGGCCCTTTTTCATGCCCGCTTGACACTGGTAGCGCCCCCGGCTATGATTACCCGTATCGTAATCGTGAGGGCCGCATGGACACCAGCAGCTTGCCAAAAACTCGGGCCGAAGCAAAAGCTTCTGGCGCAACGCATTACTTCACCGGGGAGCCGTGTAAACACGGACATGTCGCTCCGCGCAAGACCAAAGGAGCGTGCGTCGAATGCCTTAAAGTAGAATGGAAAGAGTCCCTTACAAAAAGAGCGGAGTATTTTACAAAATACAACAGTTCCGCAGCAGGTCAAGCCGCAAAACAACGGTACTATGAAGCGAACAAAGAGCTAGTTAAAGCTCGTGCAAACGCCAGACCTGATGAGGACAAACGAAAATACCATAATAAATGGGCCGCAGAAAACACTCTGTACACTTATGCGCTCACCAAAGAACGTAGGCGTAAACACCGTTTAGCTACACCGCCATGGATAACTAAAGCGCAAAAGGCAGATATGCGGGCGCTGTACCAGATAGCCATAACTATGAGTAGAACCACTGGAGAACCGTACGTCGTAGACCACATATTTCCGCTGCGCTCCGAGGTTGTTTGCGGTTTGCACGTACCGTGGAATCTTCGCGTCATCACCCGTGCGGAGAACCTAAAGAAGTCCAATGCGGTGCCGCCTGATGGCGATGCGTTGGCGTTCGGTTCTTTGGGCCGGAGTGCTTGACCCCCAGCCCCCAGTATGCTAGGCTTCGCCTAGACCGAGATCCGCGCTACGCGCAGACCCACCCGCCGACTGGCTCGGCAGACCTCCCCTCAAGGACGGCGGGTGTAGTTGAGGGCCGCACATGGCGAACTTCATTGAAAACTCCACGCGTGCGCCGGAGTTGCTCGACACGAGCCTCAAGGCGCTGCTGGTCCCTGCGGCCAATTTCGTTGGCACGCTCACCGCGCTCCCTGGCGCAACGGTAGACCTCATCGGGGACGATGGCGTCGTCTACGGCACGTTCACGCTGACCACGGTCGGTGCTGAAGTGAAGTCGGGCTTGCTGACCAACCTGCCTCCTCGGATGCGGATCGCTGTCACCAGCGGACCGAATTCCGGGCGTTTCAACATCAGCGTCGGCGTCGCTGCCTAAGGACACATCATGAGCTTCACTCCTGGCGCGGGTACTTCTTACCTCCTTTCGTCCACCGCTCCCGTGCCGTCTGGCACCGCCAACGGCGTGCTGTATCTCAACGGCAGCAAGG